TCTTCAACTATTGTAAATAATTTCGTGGCTATATGTACTTCCACGCAATTTAAGCTATACCAGGCCCGTTCATTATCTGCCATGACGAAGTTCCCCTTGCCGTCTCTGGCGGTGAAGGGGTTTTTCTCTTCGTTGCAGATCCAAATGCACGGTTTACCCCACCTGGCCACACCTTTACGCCATTTATCGGTGTGCGTAAACTCCTCTTGTGCACCCCAAATCGCCTTCCGCATTCCATGAAAAAAGTCAAAATCAAAATCGTCTAATATAAGGTATTCTGCGGTGTCGTCGAAGCTATCTGATCGCCACAATCCGCACATGTAACTATAACGTCCGAGTGACTTTGCCCACACCGTTTTACCAATTCGGGAGGGGCCAACGAGGAGAAGCGTTTTCGGCCGGCTTGGCCGTGGCTAAATAATCAAACTAAATCAGAATCAATTAAACGAGGGAGGTACGTGTGAACGTGCCGGAATAAAACAAACCTCGGCGAAGACTTCTTTTTGCCATTGGTCCATCTCGGGAGGAATGATGAAGCTATCTGGAGCATAGACTTTTTGCGCGGCAATGGGCGCTTTGAAGTGCGTGGCCCCGTACTTGATGATTGCGTCGTTTCGGAGGACCCAGTCTTTAGGCTGGTTGACCCGGACGAGAGTGAGGAACTCTTCCTCCGTTTTGGCGAGCTCGAGTATTCCTCCCCAATTGAGGCGTCCTGTCGCGTCAGTGTAGGGTGGAACTGTTCCTCTTGTGTCGGGCTCGATAACGTAGTCGCACGGCTTCGTCCGGTGGCTCTTGACAGTGTGACAGTCCTCCTCACGCCGCTCCGCCCCCTTCCTAATGTAGTGGCGCCTGTTGATAAGATCGACGGTGGCATTTTTGATAGGGAGGATGTTGGGATGTGATCCGCCGAAGTCGAAGACGTCGAGAGTACGCTGGAGTCGTTCGTCGAAGCAGACGACGGCGTGGTAGTGGATTCCATTGTCTTGGTGATTTTCTTGTACGATTTCGAGCCAGCAAGATGCTATAGCGGCGATGAAGTCGGCGAGTTCGTCGATATCGATGTCGTTGGCTTGTGCGTAAGTCAAGAAAAATCTCTGGCCATTTGTACGGGGTATGCGGGGCATGGCGACTTTGACCTCTTAAGATTCTAGAGGTCAAATCTCGCTCCACTCGCTCCCCTTTATATATAAAAAGGAAGATGACTGCGGACCGGGGCCGGCTAAACCCGTCGGAACTCCGATAAATTTAGCCGAACTCCGAACTCCGAATTTAGCCGAACTCCGTGTCGAGTTTAACCGGCTGAGCCACACCTCCGCAGTACCGAATTAAAATCCCCCTCCCTTGATGCCATGGCGTACCGCAGGCGCCGCCGTAACACGAGGCGCGTACGCAGGAAGGCGCCGCGTCGCCTCTCGAAGCACATGGTCCGGGCCATCAAGGCCATATCGCAGGGCCCCATTGAGACCAAGCGGTTCACAACGTTCACGCTCTGGAACTCGGGGCTCGTCACGTCGGGTTATATCAGTGGGCCGACGCATGTAATGCAGGGAAATATTTTTTCCGGCATTCCGAAGATCAAAAATTCCCTTACGCGTACCGAAGATTCGGTGATTGGGAATGAGTTTCTATGCCGTGGGTTCAAGTTTATGCTGAACTTGAATATCACTACTGCGAATGCCTTTCCGGACGTAATGTTCCGGTTTGGCTTAATGCAGCGCACATTTTATTCGGCTGGCGTTGTCAACATTAATCCTGGCGGTCAAGAATTTGATCAGGATTTCTCCAACGTACCTACGCAATCCATTTGGAACACCCAAGTGGTCAAGCGGATGTATAGCCGCAAGTTCCGGTTGAATCAATCTACAACTGATCCGGGACTTATTCAAAAGAAGTTTTACATACCTCTCCGTAAGAAGGTTGTAAGTTCCACGGAAGAGTCGCTCGCCGTGAACGATTTCGTAGGACAAGTGAAGGGGATGCAGTACTATTGGACGCTGGAAGTGTTCGGTTTAAGCATCACCGCGTTGGATACAGCTATAGCTGGTAATTGGTCAACAGCTCTATATTTCAAAGACCCTTAGAAAGTCGCGTAGCGACCCGCCCCGCAGGGTTAGGTTAGGGTCAAGTCGCGTAGCGACCCATTAGTTAGGGTTACACCACCGCCGGTCACTTTAGGGTTAGGTAGTGGGGGGTAACAATATATTTATTACGCATACAAGTCATCTTCTTCTTCTTCAACTATTGTAAATAATTTCGTGGCTATATGTACTTCCACGCAATTTAAGCTATACCAGGCCCGTTCATTATCTGCCATGACGAAGTTCCCCTTGCCGTCTCTGGCGGTGAAGGGGT